ATAGAACATGACCATAGCCGATTGTCCAGACATGAGCAGGACACAGGTAAGGCTTATTCCTGCATCCCTCATACTGGTGCATGAGATCAGCGCCAGCTTTGCTTAACTTCATTTCTTAGACCAAGAGCGTGAACCAAACCAGAAGCCAATAATTCCTCCAAGCATAGCCATCTCATCGCTAGAGAAAATAATGTCTGTCACCTTGATTAAGTCATCCATGTTTAAAACCAAGTGAGGGTTTAAGTAAACATAGTAGGCAATCCAAGCGTTAATAGCGCACAACTCTAAAACAAAGATGTAGGTCACTATAGGGCGCACAGTACCGATAAAGTTGACTACCCATGTGCTTGCCCTCTCTAGCACCTTCTCATCGTGCTTTAAAGCCGCCTCAGTCATTTGTGCTTCAGTCTGCATAGAAATCTGATCTGTGCGGATTTCCTCAATCTTTTGTTGGGCAGCAAGTCCTTGTGCCGCTAACTGTAACTCACGCTCTGTTTGTATTTGAGCCAAAGCCAACTCATGCTTTTGATCTGCTTTGTTCTGGAAGTAATCTAGCAGTTTAGGCAAGCCAGAGATCAGCAAGCCGCCAAGGGTTGAGAATAGTGAGAGCATTACAGTCCAATCTTTCCTAGTAATAAATTAACAATCTTGTTTGACAAATCATCAGGTAAGAAGTTTAAAAAGCCTAGAAACCACCAAGCTACCAACATATAGATGAACACCTTTAGAAACATATCAAACTGTTTCTGGTACTCGTTCATCTTCCACATCCACCTTTAGGACATAGACTCATCAATTCGTTGATGCCAATGAACACTAAAAACAAAACAAAGACAATGCCGCCAATGATGATTGCCCACTCTTGCATTTCTTCATCTCGCTCTCTGGCTTTCTTTTCCTCGGCTCTTAACGCTGCCACTTCTTTGGCATCATCTCTGTCCATCTCTGCCTGTCTAGCTTTGATCTTGTTCCAGACATCAATCTTGCCTGTCTGCATAAAGAGCATTTTCAGTTCTTCCTCAAACGCTCTGGCTTGCTCTAGTGCCATCTCAATCTGTAGAGCCGCACCCATGTTAGAACCCTTCTTAGAGTTCTTGGCTTGAAGCATCGCCTTAGTTGCTTGACTCTTAGCGTCAAACATTTTTCCTAGCATTGGTGCTAGAGAGCCTAAGTCATTAGCCACTTTCGCAGCCTTCTTGACCATGCCAATGGCGCTCTGTAACCCATTTAGGGCTGTGATCGGGTCTATCATTTCCGCTCTACCTTTTTCCATTCAAGGCAAACTACCTTGCGGTTATAAACATCACCTGTCCATGACCACCTTACACACCTGTATTCAGCAGTTTGAAGTGCCAATACAAGCGCCCAACTCATTCGTTATACCAACCAGACTCTTTTTTCGCCACCTGCAAATGCTGATACTTAAAGTAGATGTTTGCGACAAGACCAACAAAACCGATAATCACACCACATAAAGCACCAAATTCATTGGCTGATAAACCAAAGAAAATAGCACTACCAGCACCACCATAGGTAGCGACTGATGCTGTCTTAGTTGCTATTGCTGATGCCACGTCTGTGGTGTGATTGTCCATTTACTTTGCCTCTACATCCGTCACTTTATCAAGTGATTGCTTCAACATTGTGAAAAAAGCGTCACGACCAACTTGAAGCTGATCGGCTGCAAACTTAGCTGAATTGAGTTTACGATCTAAATCAATTACATGATCTAACAGAATTTTCTGTTGGTCAGTAAAGTCATTAACATCGTAATCAACGCCATCGATTGTCACAGGGTTTGTTTTTTTCTCGCCCATGAGTTTCTCCTAGTGTGCCATCAAGATCGAGTGATGGCTTCTCGTTTTACCAAGGCGTACCAGTAGCCTTAACAGGATTCTTCAGCAAAGCAATCTGAGCCGCCAAAGAAGCCTCTGTAGCTGCTTTGCTAATATTTTCCCAAACCCATCCTAGAACTGTAGCCTCTGTAAGTTGACTATATGGGATTACAGGCTCTCCTTCTGCCCACGATACTGTCGCATAAACAGATGCCGTGTGATCGCCATCAGTAGCAGTTGCTTGCCAATGTGCAGTTGTTACAAAATTGTTTGATGTATCTCTGTCAAGATTACTAACTGTCCAAACGATGTTCATATATTACCTTTTAAAAGTTACGAGCAAAAGAACCAAAATATTTACTTCTTGCTTCTTGAGCAACAAGATCAGCAAGTTCAATATCATCATACAAACCAAAAGATGTATTTTTATGGTTTATAGTTAATTTAACATTCCATTTTTTTCTTTGAGAATGCCAAACAACATTTTTATATCCTGAAGTATTTGTCTTAGGAACTTTGCAATTCCTTAAATTTTCAGTATGTGTTGCGGCTCTTAAATTTTCAATTCTATTGTCTTGAGTTTTCCCATTGATATGGTCAACAATCTTCGGCAAATACCCATGGTGCATTAGAAAAATTATTCTATGCGCTTGATGTCGTGACCCTTTTATGGAAATATTTACATAAATTCCAGCATAAGAACCTGCTTTTTTATTTAGAAATCTTGTTGTCCATCTTTTATGGTCTGATGGTGTTGGAAAGTTAGATACTAATTGCTCTTTCCAAAACAATTCACCATCCTTGTACTCAAACAAGCGGTGTGCTTCTTCTTGTGTTAGAATGGTCATGTCAGTCCTTAAAGATTAGCGGCATCCAAACGTGCCTTGAGTGATTCAATGATTGCTTGTTGTTCTTGCAAAGCCGCAGTTAATGTAGCCACCAAGAATGATGTATCGATGCCTTGGTACTTAGGATTGCCGTCTTCATCTACAGCATCTTTTTCACCGCTTACAGCATCAGGGCAAACTTCAGCCAATTCGTGAGCAATGAAACCTTGACCATCAGAACCATCAGCGTTCCACTTGTAAGTGACTGGCTTAAGTTGAGCCACTTTAGCCAAAGCGCCTGTCATTGGTGCAATGGTATTTTTTAGGCGATAGTCGGATGTTGTTAAGTATGCAACTACGGAAGTGGTAGTTGCGTTAATTTCACCTTGTGAAGTACCAGCGGAATTAACAAACCGAATAAAACCTGTACCCGCACTTGCTAAAGTTGTTTGAAGAACAATTCCGTTTGAAATTGACCCATCAAATGAACTTGAATATTTACCGCCTTGAATAACACTCGTAGTCCCCACCAGCAAGTTACCGCTTGAGTCTATACGGGCACGTTCTGAGCCGTTAGCGTAGAACGTCATAAACCCGCCATAGCCAGAGTATCCAGAAGTCAGTCGCATCTCACCAGTAGACCCATTCATGCTAAATGAACCACGTTCAGCAGCTGAAGTGCTAAATGCTAACTTAACTGTTGCTGAACCAGAACTATCATCACCAATGGTTAAACCAGAACCTGAAATTGGACTTGTAGTGCCAATACCTAGACGACCACTAGCATCCAGAGTCATTGCCTGAGTAAAGGTAATGGCGTTTCCTGCTGTGCCTGATGGGGCGTTAAACCATGCGTGAGTGCCAGCATATTGGCGATAACGAGTTGCGTAGTTGCTTGTTGTATATATATCGGCAAAAGAAGCATTTATGTAATTGTTTTGCCCAATAAAAATTCGGTCATTGTTATATTGGAATACAGAACCACCACCATTTTGAAATGCTTGACTTCCTGCGCCCCAAGCACTAGGAGTAACTCCCAAGCCTAGATTGCCCCCATTAGGCTGGAGAATCAAATCAGCCGCAGAAGCAAATCCAGAGGTGTAACCATTGATTGAAGCGCCAAAACCTGTTGTACCAATTGCAACAAAGTTAGTGCTTGAAGAACCTTGGAATGTAGCGGCAAAGGTTGATGCGCCAGTAACAACAGACAGTTTTACGCTAGGACTACTTGTACCAATACCCAGACCTGTGCTGGTTAGGCGCATTTGTTCTGAGCCTGCAATATTAAACCCAAGCGGAGCAACAGCAGTTGTGCCTAAATACGCAAAACCATTGTTGTTGTCCCAAACAAAATTAGCGTTTGTAGTTCCAGCAGTTGCAAAATTTAAAGTGGAAAGACCGCTGGCTTTGTTTATGGTGTTTGTGCCGCCACTATTTGTCAGAGTTGTCCCATCAAAAGTAAGCGCAGAACCGCTTGTAACAACCTTAGATCCGTTTAAATACGCTACTCCGTTAGCAGTACCTCCATTAAGAGTAACTGTGCTAGAAGTCGTTAAAGTCGTAGCAGATACAGCCGCAGGGGTAGTAGAACCTAATGCCGCAGGAGCAGCCCAATCAGCACCATCTAGCAAGTCAACATTAAGGTTAGCAACCTTGGTAGTCGATGCAATGACCAAAGGAGCAGAGCCTGTAGCCAATGTAGATGTAATAGCGCCTGTAGCACTTAGAGTAGTAAACGCACCTGTGGAAGCTGTAGCCGCACCAATAGGTCCGTTAAACGAATCACCAACAGCACCAGTCTGAAAGTCCTTCAGTTGCGCCATCAATTCACGGATAGCATCATTGATACCACTAGGCGCACAACCCTCACTGATATTGATACTGTCAATATCGGTATTATTTGCTGGTGTTGCACTAAATTCACTAATCTTCGTCTTCGGCATTTTGAACTCCTAGTTCGGTTTATCTGATTTTAAGCCTTGGTGGTTGACAAGGCAATTTGTTTATGAAAGAATCCTTTTAGGCTTAGACCTTGGGTGTACCAGACCTCAATAGTTCTAAGCCATCGGCTTCCCCTTGGATATTTGCACTGGTACTGCGAATGTTCAAGGGGTTTTTCTTTGGTGGATATATGGAAATCACACAGCAATTTCTTCATGAACTTTTTGAGTATCGTGAAGGTCATCTCTTTTGGAAGGTTGACCGCAGAGGAAACAAACTTAAAGGCAAACAAGCCAGCCGACCTAAAAAAAGCAACGGCTATCAAGAAGTAACAATTAACAAAAAGAAATACTACGCTCATAGAATTATTTTCATGATGTTTAATGATTATTTTCCTGAACAGATAGATCACATTGATGGCAATAGGTCAAACAACTTGATTTCTAATTTGCGTGAAGCAAACAATGCTCAAAACAACAGAAACACAAAACTGCGAGTAAGCAACACTACTGGATTTAAAGGGGTTTATCTTCATAATCAAAACAATAGGTTTGTTGCAAGAATTACAGTTAATTACAAATGTATTAGTTTAGGTTGTTACAAGACTGCTGAAGAAGCCAGTCAAGCCTACAAAAAAGCCGCATTGGAACTACACGGCAGTTTTGCAAGACTTGAGTAGCCATCATTGGATACCTAAAAGATTACGCTGTTCTTGGTCTAAATCTTCAATAGATAATAGACCACGCATGGATGTTGGTGCTACAGCCCTAAATGGACCACCAGTTGTTTGTGGAGTGCCACCATAACGCATCATATTGGCTAAGTCCTCAACGCTACCTCTACGCATATTTGTAGCGGCTACACGAGAACCTGCCGCACCTAAAGCCATTGGAATACCAACAGCAGGAGCCATGACAGTTGCGCCACCAGTAAACAAACCGCTTACAGGTCCAGTCGGTGCAAAACGACCAAAGAACTTCAACATATTTTGAACATTACCACCTTTGGCAGCTTGCTCAATAGCATCTTGTTCTTCTTTAGTAAACAACCGCATTTTCTTGTCATTCTTGGCAAGTTGACGCAATTGTTTGGCAAGTGAGTTTTCTTCACCAGACTGAGTAAATTTACTCTTGTCTAGCTTTGCCTCGTTAAGCATATCCTCAAAGACTTCAGACTTCTTCATTCTTGAATAAGCGTTACGAGCCTCAGACCATAATTGACCTGCGTTTTTCATGTCACCAGCAGCAATAGCGTCTTTTGGAACAGTCATCAAGTAATTGTCGTAGTCATCCAAAAGGATAGATGCAATTCGTCTTTCTTCTGGGTCAACACTTTTTTGACCACCACGAATCATCTTACGCAAAGCCTGTAGTTCAGTCCAATCTTTAGGCTGAGTAGTAGATGTAAGTTCCTCAATAGCACCAGAAATCTTTGGATATGCTTTAGGCGTATAACCTTCTTCTCTCAAACCTTTTGCAATCTTATCCATTGAGTTAACAAACTCATCTGTTTTTAGTTGCACACCAGATTGTTGCAATTGGTTATATCTATCTGTGGCAATTCTGTCTAATGCCTGAGTAGATAATGCTTGCTCTTTCTGAGGACGCTTGACGCTACCAACAGCGCCTGTTCCAAGTGTTGTAACCGCACCAAGCAAAGGATTGCCAGTAGCCTCTGTAACTGTTTGACCAGTCATTACAGCAGTAGGAGAAACAATTGCTTGAGTTCTTGGTGCTACAGCTAATTGCTCTGTAACGCCACGAGTAACTGGAGATGTTGCAGTAGTAGATGCCTTAATCAATGCAGGAATAGTTCTAGCCACTCCAGTCATTGACTCAAGACCTGCACCAACAATTCGCTCAGTTGGTGTTTGCGTTTCTGGCGCAGAAGGAACACCAGAACGAGTCATCAAGTTTTGAATTGCTTGAGATGCAGGAATCAAACGCTTGTCTGTAAATGGAGAGGCTACCATGTTAATTAGTGAATTTAAAGCGTCAGCCGCAGGGACAGCCATTGAGCCAACAACAGCACCCAATGGACCGCCATACGAGCCTATCTGTGCGCCAGCCAATGTAGGAGCAATAGAACGATATGCTAAACCTGCACCACGCTCAAATGATTCTTTAAGTGTTGGAGATTTTGGTTGAGTATTTTCCAACTCATACCTGCGTCTAAACTCAAATTCTTCTGTTTCATCCATGATTAACCGCCTTGCTGTTTTTTAAGCCATTGCTGGTAACGATCTTCTTTAGCAGGTTCATATTTGAATGGAGATGTTTCAATTTGTTGTTTTGGTACAACTGGTGCAGGTATTGGTGCAGTAATTTCTTTTGCCGCACGACCAGAAGCAACTTTTGCAGATTCAAGCAAATTAGTAAGTCGATCTTGCTTTGTTTTAACTGTTGCTGGACTATCACCCATTTGTGGAAAATAAGACTTTTTATAACCAGCTAACTGCTCACGACTATATGCCGCACCAGTTCCCAATGTCAAAGCTGCATCAAGAATATCCTCTTGGGCAGCCTCAACAATTTGTCGTTGCTCTGTGTTAATTCTGTTTGGCAGGAAATCTGTGCGAGAAACAAAACGAGCAACTTCAGCAGCAGTATTTGGCATAGC